TCCAAAACTTGTAGAGAAGATAAAATTACTTGGTGATGATATTACACCGATAGCAGCCACACAAGAAAGACAAGCTGTTACTAAGTATAAAGATTATAGGATGACTGAAGATCTAACTACAGGTGCCATTGAAGTTGAAAAGACAAATACAGGAATGGCTGTGGCGGGAGATGAAGTATACGAAGGAATTGCTAGTAAAGAATTAATAGAATACACACCACCAGAAACAATCATAGGCAAAGATGGAAAGCCTGTAAAAGTTCCAGCACAGTACGAAGAGACAACTGCTAGACCTACAAATATGGAAGGTGATTTTGAAGATTTTGACGATGGTTTAGAATCTATAGATGAAATTTTAGAAGAAGTTAGAATGAAAAAATCAGGCGGTGGTCTTGCCTACATGATGGGAGAATAATGGAAGTCTCAAAATATAATAAAATGATGTCGTACCTTACACGACCTAGAGAAAGATTTGAGAATGGTGGTTTTGCTGATAAGTTAACTCCAAAAGAAAAAAGAATTGTTTTAAAATGGGGTAAGAACAAAGGCTTTACTCAAAAAAAATCTTTAGAAGAATATAACAAACTTCCTGCTGATCAAAGATTTCAAGTTCGAAAAGGAAAAGTTACAGGAAAAGGTTTTTCAACTATAAAAGGCACTGTTAAACCTTTGTCTCCACAAGATGCAAAACTATTTGCACAAACTAATCCAGGTGAAGTTTGGGGTGAGGGTAAATTTGCAGACGCTAGAGTAAGAAGTAATTGGGTAAATGATGCGCCAAGAAAAAGAAAAATTCTTAATAAAACAAAAGGATTAATAACCGAAAAAGAATACGCTAAGATTTTATCTGATGCATTAGGTGTTGAGATTAAACCTAAAAAAGTTGAAGGTAAATTTACTCAGGGTGGAAAAAAGAGTAGAACCACTTTTGGAAAAATCGCTGCAGAAGATTTTGTAGATTCTTTCGGAAGTATTAAAGCTGAGGGATCAGCAGGAAAATTTAAATACTACAAGCCACCTACTCAAGCTCAAATAAAAAAATTTAAAACAGCTTTAAGATCACCAGAGTTTAATCAATTAAGAGCACCAACAGTAGATGCTATTTTAAAATTACATAAAAACTATGAACAGGTATATAGAGAAGGAAATCTTCCTATAATTCAAGATGTTGTTTCTAAATTAAAATTAAAACCAGGGCAAGCTGGAAGAGCGACAGCTAGGTTGGCACAGATATACGGAGGACACAAATTTAAAAATCCTGAATTACAAAATATTAGAAAAAACATTTCTGCCGCAAATAAAATGTTTGCAAAAATGGAGACCGCTCCTTTTGGAGATGTTTATAGAGGTGGAGTTTATGAAGCTGCTTTAGAAACTATTGATCGTAAACTTGGTAAGGAAAAAGGAACATTTGCTTCATTAAAATCTAAAGCTAGAAAAATTTTACAGGATAATAAAATAAAAGGATTTAACATTAACGAAATAGCTGGAGTTACAGGTAGTTCCAGATCAGGCGCTGAATTTTCTCAGTTTATAGATGTTATGGAGGAAAATTTAAATCAAAAAACTTTAGCTAATTTACAAGGACAATTATCTACAGCAAGAGCTAAAATAGTGGCGGGTGGTGATTTTAAAAAAATAGCTGATAATTATAATTTAAAGGCATCTGCTTTAGAAAGTAAATATAACGTGGAGTTACCTAAATTAATTAAACCAGGAGAGGTAGAAACTTCTTTTGGAAAAAAACGTATCGCAGAATTAAAAGGTCAGGGTTTAGATCTTGTCTCTGCAGCTAAAAGAGATAAGTACGGTATATCTGTTCCAAAAGGTGCAATGACAATAGAGGAGTTTTTAAAACCAGAAAACAAAAAAACAGCACAGGTATTAGCAGCGTTAGGTTGTCCTAATTTTAAAGGTAAACAAGTTTTTCAAGATGGTGGTCGTATTGGTTTCCAAGAAGGCGCAACAGCCACAGTTCGATGTGTGCAAGCAGGAGCTAATATTGTTAACGAAGGTAAATTTGATAAATTATCACCTAGTCAACAAAAAAATTTAACAAGTTTTTTAAATAAAGCAACACCTATTGGTAGAACTGTAATGAAGTTTGGTGTGATACCAGAAGCCATTTGGGTAGCTGGAGCTTCTTTGTACGATATGGGTAGAGGAGCTGGACTTAGTGAAGCTTTATTAAGAGGTGCGGATTATTTGTTGCTCGGTAATCAAGGTAAGATGGCGGACAGATTAAAATTTGAAAAAGAAGTGGGAAAAGAAAATGCAGACATAATCATGAGAGCTAGAGATTATAAAGAATCTTTACAGCAACTAGCAACAGCAAAAAGTAATTTAGAAACTAATCAAGCTGTATTAGACGAGAGTGATTTTAGTTATACCGGAAATGTTGATGCACAAAATCAATTAGAGGTAGATAAACAATTTATAAAAGCTGCTGAACAAAATGTAAAAAATAAATATCAACGAGAGTCAGTTTTGGATCAAGCAGTTCGGTTAGAGATGGAGGCAGAGGATATTCGCGGCACGAGAGATCCATTTTATAAAGCCATGGTAAATGCAAGAAGCGCTGAGACAGATGATTTTGAAACTTTGTTTACACCAGAGAAAAAACAAAAAGGTGTAGCTCCACCCATGCTGACATTAGACAATATAGCTTTGGCTAACATACCAGATGAATTTTTAGAAGCAGAAAGAGCAAAAATAGGTGATGCACCTGAATTAACAAAAAGAAATATTCTTGATTTTTACAGAACTAAAGAACTTGATGATGGAAGTCGTCCAGTTAATGAAATAATTTTTAGAGAATTATTTAGAAATGCCAGAGGTAGTTCCGCTAATCAAGAAAGATTTTTTGGCACACAAGGTTTACCTTTTGGAGCACCTGTGATTAATGATTTTAACATAAGACCACCACGCTCTTATATACAAAGTCCTTTTCAACGAGAAGAAGAAAATAGATTAATTGAAGAGGGGGCTAGATTTGGTGCTGCAGGTGGAGGTATAATGAAACTAGCTGGTATTGACAAAGGCCCACAAATTACGTCCATGAATCCTGATTCAGGAGGCTTGGCTTCTTTGCAAAAAAATGTTAAGAAACTATAGGAGTTTAAATGGCAGATATAGATAAAGGACTTCCTAACACTCGTACCGAGGTCAAAGTTCCGGGCGAAGAGGTCGAGGTAAAGGAAGAAATCAAAGTACAACAACCTGTTGAAGTTACACCAGAAGAAGATGGAGGTGCGACTATCAACTTTGAACCAGGTGCTGTAAACATACCTGGCACAGAATCTCATTTCGATAATCTTGCAGATATTTTACCTGACGATGTTTTAAATCCACTTGGATCAGAATTAAAAAATAACTACATCGACTACAAGATGTCTAGAAAAGATTGGGAAAAATCTTACACAGACGGTCTTGACCTATTAGGATTTAAATACGAAAATAGAACGGAGCCGTTTCAAGGAGCTTCAGGTGCAACGCACCCAGTTTTGGCAGAAGCTGTTACACAGTTT